AGACCTAAAGGAGCATTTAGGTGAGCCAGGTAAGTTTAATAATCAGTTTATCTATTCACAGTTTCGTTCGCTGGAAGGTATTGGCACACTTACAGCGATTTTGGATGCTAATGGATTCCAACCTTACGACTTAGTGAAGAAAGGAGGAGTATGGGCTGAATCACCTGATATGAAGGAAGGTGTTCCTGCGTATGGTGTGTTTTTGGGAGGAGCTGAAGAAGAGCGTGAACTTCATCGTCAAATTTTCAATCAGGATTATTCAGATACATTTCCTCAATCTTTGAAAGATTCAATCAAAGAGCATCGTCTTTGTGTATTTCTAGGATCAAGAGCGGCAGCTGAAGGTATTACTCTTGCTGATGTTCGTAGAGTACACATCATGGAGCCATATTGGAATCCTGCACTTATTGAACAGGTAATTGGTCGTGCTATTCGTATCTGCTCTCACCGTAAGTTACCATTAGACCAGCGTGATGTTGTAGTAAAGTTATACATGACCGTATTTTCACCCGAGCAGGCGGTAACAAATGAGGGACCCAATATTGTTGCTATTCGTCGTAATGATATGACACTTAAGCGATATGAAGGCACAGAGCTTCGTGAGACATTCATGTCGTCAGATGAATATCTTTATGAAGTTGCTTACGAGAAGGGTCGTATTGTAAAGAACATTAGTTTACTCCTTAAGCAGGCGGCTATAGATTGTGAGATTCATCGTAAGTTACACGCAAGAGAGAGGCCGGTAATTCAGTGTATGCGATTTGATTCAACAACTACAGGAGAAGACTTGGCATATAAGCCTGGATTCAAAAGTGATGATTTAGATACACTCTATCTTCGTAACATTCAAAGAAAGTCAAGACGTTTACAAATTGTTAAAGCAAAAGGATTAGTATTTGTGTTGGATCCAGATACGAATGAAGTATTTGATGCTCCTTCATTTCAAGACACAAAGAGACTTATACGACTTGGTATTCGAACTGCGCCTGGAGAAATCCGGTTTTTTACCTCAGTAGTTTCATAATATGCCTAGGCTAGACTCTAGTGATTTAACTCGTATTAAGAGAATCAATGGAGCTGCTCTTCTGCCAAATACACCATTTGTCACTCCAATTTTACCCGGAAGTCCAATAGACAATAGTGCTACAACAAAAGCATTTGTGTTAGCATGTATTGATCCAAGATATATCAATGCGTTGGAACAATATTTAGCAAATACTCTCGGAGTTAATGGATTCACATATGATCTATTTATTCTCGCAGGTGCAAGTCTTGGTGGATTAAATACAACCAATGCTAATTGCGGTTATGCGCAAGCTAATTGGCAACAAACATTACTTGAACATATTCAAGTAGCAATTCTACTTCACAATGTTACGCAGGTTTTAGTGTTCGATCACTTAGATTGCGGCGCTTATAAACTATGTAGTGTCATACCAGGCTCTGTTAATCCACCAAATAGTAGTAACTCAGACACACAACCAACTCATATTGCAAAATTTAATTTAGTAAAGACTTTAATTAACACTAATTCATTCACTAAAAATGGCGGAGGTTCTGGATCGGGAAGTAGTATTTTTACAGCAGGAGTATTTGGTTATGTGATTAATGACTCATCATTAGGACATCCAGGATGTTTCTATGATATTCAATCTTCTGACTATCTTCCGATATGTCAACATATTTCTGGTGCATCAGGAGCTAGAGTTCTTGTATTAGGATGTATTGATCCTCGATTTTCTTCTATGTTAACATCATTTTTAATTAATTATAAAGATGTTCAGTTTAGTTTTGATCTTACTATTTTAGCAGGCTCTTCTCTAGGCGCTAATCAATCATATACTACATTTCCGGCTACACGAACTCCACCAGCAACAGGTAACTATTCGGCTAATCTAATACCTTCATTAGGAGGCGCGTGGGGTCCTACATTTTTTGAGCATCTAAGTATTGCAAGAGCACTGCATGGTATAACTGAAGTTTGGGTATTTGATCATTTAGATTGCGGTGCATATAAACGTATTAAATTTGGGGATGTGGCAAATACAGACCTTCTTATACCACCACATACTCAAGAACTAACCAAACTAATGGGCTATATCAATACATACACATCTGCTACAGATCCCTTAGGAAACACAGCTACAAGCTTAGCATTCAAAGGGTTTGTCATGGATACTAATGGGGGAATCACAAAAGTTGTAGATAATGGATTAGGAGTTCCATATGTAAGCACTGTTCCATTTGGAAGCTCTCGTATTCGTGCTCCTGCATCAGACTATACTGCCAATAAAGCATGGAGCACTGGAGATATCATCACTCACTCGTGCAACAGTTGTGGAGTTATTGGAACAGAAGTATCTCGTGTGTGTAATTGTTCATATACGCAAGTTGATGGCAAGAGTGGATTATGTCCTACATGCGCAAAGTAATTAATACCTCAATAGTTTGATAATATGGCATCCAATGTTCAACGTGGGCCAAATCGAATGGATTCAAGTGATTGGACTAGAATGTTAAAAGTGCGAGGTCTTACAAGTTATCCACAACCAGGAAATCCAGACCCTATAATCACTCGAGGTGTGAAAAAATATCCCGACTTTGGACTATCGCGAATTCAGCGACCTGCATCAGTATATACCGATTATGTTGCAGGAAATAAGCTAAAATATGTCTTACAGACACCAGCAAATTCATGTGGAGACGGTGGTGCAAAGGTTCTTACTGCATATGCAATATGTTCATGTATATCAGCTGATGTTATTAAACATAATGGTGTTTGTGTGAAGTGTAAAATATAGACATTCTAAACTGTAGATATAATAGAGAAATGACAGGCGGACTAATGCAACTAGTGAATAAAGGGGCACAAGATGTTCTTGTGACAGGAAATCCTTCCTTTACTCATTTTAAATCCGTCTATAAACGGCATACTGAATTTGCTATGGAACACTTTCGGCTATACTTCAAGACTACAAATTTGAGTCTTCCTCCAACTGGTAGTCTAACATTACGAGCAAAAGTAGAACGATACGCACAACTTTTACACGATTGTTATTTAAGTGTGACACTTCCCGATATTTACTCACCAGTAGTAGGCATAGCGAGTCCTCCTACAAATCTAAATTCTCTATCAAATGCGATTGGTTATGAGTTTCAATGGATTCACAATATTGGCTATAACATGATTAACTATGTTTCGGTTAACATTAATGGAAGTGAAGTTGTTCGTCACACAGGAGAGTGGATGAAAATATATGCCAATTTAAAGTTTGATGCAAATAAGAAGGCTATTTTAGAGGAACTTGTTGGTAACATTCCTGAACTATATGATCCTGCCAACGCGTTTGATAGGTTTGATCAGTATCCGCATTCTATCTCAACAACAGGTAATATAGCTGCACCTTCTATTACAGGAAAAGTTCTAACCATTCCTTTACACTTTTGGTTTTGTGAAACAGTAGGAAAAGCATTACCACTTATTGCTATGCAACATTCTGAAGTTGAAATCATAGTTGACCTAAAAAATATGTTTCAACTTTTTACAACTCTTGATGTAAATCCTGCAAATACAACAACATACGGCAAACGTATTGCGCCAACTGCTTCAATGACTCCATTTCTTTCACCTCCACTTGCAACAACTCAATTGCCTACTAATACAAGTTTGATAACATGGAATCTAAATCCATTTGTCGAATGTAATTATATCTTTGTTTCTGATGCAGAAATGGCTCACATTGCAACAACTGATCATTCGTATGTTATCAATCAGGTAGATGTAAGAGAAGCACATGGACAATATGGTCCTTCAAATGACTTAGAGTTAAACTTAAGAAATTTGTGCACTCGTGTGGCATGGGTGTGTCAGAGAAATGACAGATTTCTTGTTAATGATTTTGATAACTACACAAACTGGGTTAATCCATATGAACCACCTATAAATGGATTTCCATCATTTGTTACATCATACTATAGTTCAGGTATTGCTCAATCATCCGGTATTACTGCAAGAGATATTCTGCTAGAATCTGCAATTATCATCGATGGCAAGGAACGATTTACCTACAAACAGACCGAGTTTTTTAAGTTCATTCAAAACTATAGACACGAAACTGGTAGAACAATTAGTGATTTACCTGGATTATATACATATTCATTTGCACTTGAGAATGATAAAGAGCAGCCATCTGGTCACATTAATGGTTCACAATTTAATAAAACAATCCTAAGAAATACATATGTTCAACCTCCACTCGGATTAACTCAGGGAATAAATCCACCATCTCAGTCTGTATGTATTCTTAAATCAACAGCAAATAATCCAAACCCAACAATCGTAAACCCCGCTAATTATGTAAATAATCCTGGCCTAATTGTTACAGTCTTTAGAAAGACTGCAAATAATACCCTAGTTTACACCTATAACGTTCGTGCATTTGTAGAATCTTACAACTTCCTACGAGTTATTGGAGGCATCGCAAATGTCGTGTTTTCTTCATAATAAGAATGAGTGGAATAGTAGTAACGAATGCCACATATGGCACAAGCTCAGCATCGACAGATGTAACAAACACTGTTTCTGCTGCAATAAAAGATGGTGTGCTCAGCATTCCAAGTGTGTCGCCCACATCATTGAATGTTACGGATCCAGCAGTCGGCCAAGCAAAGGTTCTTACCGTTACTTATTCGATAAATGGAGGAGATAGTATTACAGCAACAGCTAGAGACAATGAAAGTTTGTATGTGAATGCTCCTCCTCAGAGAACCGCAAGTGGTCTTCAGATAACAAAAGCAGAGTATGGTGTTGATGGTAACTTTACAGATGTAACAAATGTAGTTCAAGATATGGTTAATAATGGAAGTATAAAAGTAACAGTTGGATTTAAGCAGTTGGGTTTACCAGACCCAAACCCAAATAAGCAAAAACAGTTCAATGTTGAATATACGATTAATGGAGCAAAAAATACTAAAACATTAATTGATGGAGATACCTTTAAGCAGAGTGCCCCTGCTACCGATGCCCCATCAAATACTACACCAACTCAACATGTAACGTCTATCTTGGGAATTATATTTAAGAGCATCGCACACTTTTTTGGAATGTTTTTATATACTCTTTCAATCTTTACTGCTATTGAGTATGGCAATCAGTATATATCTCCTATACTTTGGGGAGGTGTTGCATTCTTTATACCATTCTTTTCATTCTGGGCACTTCCAATCATAACATTTTGGATTCGTCTTTTTAGCTCTGTTGACTTTATTCACTAGTTTAGACAGTTGTTACCTATACTATGTAATGGATATCCCCGCTG